TCAGGCCGCGCGACGGCGGCGACGCGGGCCGTCAGTAGCCTCAGGCGCGTCAGACGGTGCAGCTTCTTCAGCCGCATCATCACCGTCCATTGACACCCATTCCACGACCTTAAAGACCGGCGTGTAGATGCGGCCATAGCTCTTGTGCTGGTAATGGTCCTTGCCCAGCGTCACGATCGGCACCGGCTTTGACGGGTCTTTCTCGACTTGCGCCGCAATCGCTACCGCCAGTTCCTGCACCGCACGCTTACCGCCGACTGACGTCGTGGTGTAGCGGCATTCAAGGCCAGCGTCCTCGCCGGAGACACATTTAAGCATCATACCGACTTGACTTTCCCAGCCCTTCTTCGCGCCTGGGGGCGGCGTGTCAAGCTCGGGCAGCGGCTGCGTCACAGACGCCATCTTCTCGGCCAGCACCTCACCGTCGCCCCACGCAATGAAGCCATGCACGAAGGAGAAAGGATTGACCGCCCAGCGGCTGTCGTCCTCAGCCTCAGTCTGGTCAGCACCGTAGACCCAGTGGCCCGTCCGGTCCATCTTGATAATGGCAGACTGCAGTGGGCTAACGCTTTCGATAGACCGCAGCGCGGTTGACAGGGTTTGAACAGAGGGAAGACCTGCTTGAGCGAACTTTACGAGATTGGACATGATTGCTTTCCTTTAGGACAGTTTAGAGAGGGCCGACACGAGCGTCGTCCCGATTGTGACCGCTGCGGGTCGGCTGTCGGCCTCTTCCGCAATGGTCAACCCGGATGATACCGCGACGGTCAGACCGTCGGGTAACTTGAGCTTCTTCGCCTTCAGCGCTTTCTCAGCCTGCGCGGGCGATACGACTTCTGTAAACGTCACATCAGGCGCGAGCGTCTGCAACGCCTCGAGCGCTGCCTTCTCATCAGCCCACGACCGCTGCGCGCGCTTGTTCACGAGCTTCCAGCCCTTCACCGGCACGCCAGCCTCAAGCGCCTTCTGCGTGAGTTTGCGCACGTCAGAGGCCCAGTCCTCGAGGTTTTGGGCCACGTCCATGTAGTGACCGATGGTGTCGGGGCCGATGCTGGCGATCGCCGTTACGATCGCGCGCTCGGCTGCGCCGGTCTTCTGCGGGCAGATGGCCTTCGCTGGACAGAAGCGGCAGTGACTGCCTTCGACGATCGGCGCGTCCGATGTTTGTGAAATCTTAACCGCACGCTCCAGATTCGCACTAAAGACGATCAGATCATCAATCGTCACGCGGCCACGGCGGATGAACGGCGGCTGGATGATGACAAGCTCAACATACTCGCGATCTTCAAACGCCCAGTGGCGGCTCTCATACGCAGCAGCAGCGTAGAACATCAGTTGCGGATTGCGGTCGGCGTCGACCTGATAGTTGTCGCCGAACTTGAAATCCATCACGAACGCTGTTTCTTTGTCGAGCGCGCCGATGACGTCAGCAGTCCCAAAGATGCTGGCGTCCCACGGGAACGACACGCGGTACTCGACATCGAACAGCGCGCTGCTGGTCGGGTCGAACTTGGTATCGAACAAATCCAGCGCCTCGAGTACCTTCTCGTCGTCGATCGAACGCGAGTCGATCTTCTCATTAAGTATCTCTGCGATCAGCTCATGGCGGCGCGTGCCTTCGCGCATGGCTTCGTTCTCTTCCTGCGGCGGCATCTGCGCGGCCAGCGCCACGCTGCCTGGGCAGTTCATCACACGCTCTGCGGTCGACCCGCCGACGATCTTTGAGTGCATTTGATTCTCCTGTAGTTGACTTGCGAAACCAGATGGTACACACTTGCTTAAAACTTTGCAACAGTCTAAACTTTGAAACATCTCGGGAGATGAAAAATTTTAGAACGCGATATTGAGAGGTACTTGGTGCGCCGGGTTAAAGAGATCGGCGGCATCGCGTACAAGTTCACATCCCCAGCCCACCGAGGCGTGGCCGACCGGCTGGTCGTGCTGCCAGGCGGCGTGGTGTGGTTTGTGGAAGTGAAGAAGGTTGGCGGGCGCATGTCCACGCTGCAAGAGCTTTTCAAACGCGACATGCAAAAGCTCGGCCAAAACTATATGACGCTCTGGGACATGGACGACGTCGATACGTTTATCAAGGGGGTGAAATGACTGACTACACCGATTACGAAACGCAGCACCGCATTTTGAGAGAGTACCTGCAAGTGATGGTCGCCCGTGGCGACTGGCATGGCGTGGCTGACGCAGCGATGGACCTGCGTGAACTTGAGGCTGAGAATGAACCTACGCCCGTATCAAGACGAAGCCGCTGACTTCTTGTACGCGAACGACCGCGCGATGGTGCTTGCGCCAGTCGGCGCAGGTAAGACCGCGATCACGCTGACCGCCATGCAGGCGATGCTGACCGACTGCTACGCCTCGCGCTTCCTGGTGCTCGCGCCGCTACGCGTTGCGCAGTCGGTCTGGCCGGCGGAAGCGGCTAAGTGGGCACCTAAGCTCAAGGTCGCGGTCGCTGTCGGCTCACCTGCGCGGCGCTTGGCGACGCTGCACGGCACCGCGCGTGTGGTGGTCACTAACTACGACAACCTGCAGTGGCTTGCAGATCAAGAGCTAGACTTCGACGCCGTGGTGTTCGATGAGCTGACGCGGCTTAAGAACCCCAGCGGTAAACGGTTTAAGGCGCTCTCGACCGTCATTGAACCTATGCAAATCCGGTGGGGGCTGACAGGCAGCTTTACGTCTAACGGTCTGGAAGATGTGTTTGGTCAGTGCAAGATCGTTGACCAGCGCATGCTGGGACGCAGCAAAGGCGCGTTTCTGCAGCAATACTTCCACTGCGTCAACCGCGACTTTGGCGATTACGTCGCGCTGCCTAACGCGCTGGAAGCGGTCATGCAGCGCATCCGCCCGTGGACGTATGTGCTTGAGCCTGGTGAATACCGCGACCGTCTGCCGCCACTCCACACGGTGCCTATTGAGCTAACCATGCCGATGGACGCCTACCGCGAAATGAAGCGCGAAATGGCGCTGATCTACCCCAACGCCGAGGTCATCGCCGCCAACGCCGCAGCGGTCACGAGCAAGCTGCAGCAGCTCGCTGCTGGGTTTGTCTACGACACCGAGCGACAAACGATCTGGACGTCATCGCACAAGTTAGACGCCATCGAAGATTTGCACGACGAGAACCAACGCGCGCCGATGCTGGTCTGGTATCAGTACAAGGCCGAGCTCGCAGCGCTCAAGGCGCGCTTTCCACGCCTGCAGACGCTCGACAACGACGACAGCATCCTGCGCTGGAACGCCGGCCAGATTGAACTGCTAGCTGTCCACCCGGCCTCTGCGGGGCATGGGCTCAACCTGCAAGGCCAATCGCGCATGGTGTGGATGTCGCTGCCGTGGTCGCTCGAGCTTTACGAGCAGGCGGTGGGCCGGCTGCACCGTGGCGGCCAGGCGCGTGACGTCTGGAACTATGTGCTGCAGACCAAGGACACGATTGACGAGACGATTTTGAAGGCGCTGCAGGACAAACGTGAGCTTGCGGCGCTGGCACTGGAGGCGCTGAAATGAACCGAATGAACGAACGACTTAAGGCCGCTCGAGCAGAGGCGCGCATACGGCAGCGGGAGTTTAACGCCGCCCAGCGCGCGCTCAACCGGGTGCTCGCAGACATTGCAAAACTGGAGAAGCAAATTGAACTGGCGCGAACTTCAACGAAGGCTTAACACACTTACCGAAGAGGAACTATGGAACCTGATCGAAGCGGAACTGAACGGACAACGGCGCGTGTCGTTGATCGAGCGCATGCACATGCGGGCAGCAGCGTTACGCACTACTCGGGAGAGGCTGGAACTTTTGAAGCGAGCGACGCGCTCTACGCCGTAGGCGTGGCGACTGACGTCCAAAAGACGTGGCGTCGGTACGGCTGGGTGCCGCCGTCGGAACTGCCGGAGTACCATGAGAAGTGGGCGCGCGCCCAACAACCAACACGCATATCGGAGGTGGGACGTGGTTGATTACAGCGAAGGTTACTTGAACCTAAAACGGATGGTGGATGAGATTTGGCAGGCCATCCTTAACAACGACACGACGCGGGCGCGTGACATCTGCGCCGCAGCGGCTGTTGAAGCACGGCTTCTACGTCATCAGATCGGCTTGCAAAGCGAGAACAGGCATGACAACCAAGGATAAGGTCTGGCGGTATATGAGCGGCCACAAACGCGCCGTGACCGCGCAACAGCTTGCAGACTATTTCATACAGTCAAAGTCAACGATCATCAAGGTACTCAATGAACTCAAGAACCAAGGCAAGCTCGAAGTCATCATGGCTACAGAGCCCGGTAACGGACGCCGCCCCTACGCCTGGCGGCTCAAACGATCTGGGGGCGTGGCCGTTCCCGAACTGGACGACACGTCGGCCCACCCACCAGCTCCACGACGCGCCACCTACGACCGACCGATGCTCAACTCCTACCCGCACATACGCGGATATGACGACTGATCTGGGGGAAGCCAAATGGTAGACATGGTGAACCAGCCGCCGCACTACACGCGAGGCGGCGTGGAGTGCATCGACGCGCTGGCGTCAGCAACCGCAGGGCTGGAAGGACTTGACGCCGTCTGTACCGCCAACGCCATCAAGTACCTGTGGCGCTGGAAGCACAAGAACGGCGTCGAGGATTTGCGCAAGGCGCAGTGGTATATCGCTAAGCTGATTGAGACATCTGTAACGCCAGAGCCCGACCTTCTTCGACGCGCCTCGCCCAACCGCGACCAAACGTGGACCACGTGGGAAGTGTCTGTAGATAAACCAGACGACGGTCTTGGAAGCTGTTGATGATGTCTTTTGCCGGCATGGCTGCGATCGCCCGCAACGTTAGCGGGCCGATCGCGCCGTCCGGTGTCGTGCCGATCGTCTCTTGTAAGAGCTTGGCCGCGCGGCCTGGGCCGCTGTTGATCGCGGTATCAAAGACAACGTAGTCCACACCCGCAGGCAGCTCGTCGCCTTTTACTTTGTCCCAATACTTTTCTTTGTACAGCGGCGAGACGTCAGCAGGCGACAGCGCCCGCATCTCGGCCTCGGTCACAGGCCGCCCGCACCACTTCTCCCAGGTTGTCTTGGTGCAGCCGAGATTAGTGATTCCACCGGGGTCAAGCGGATGATTTACAAAGCCACCTTCGTGATGCAGCACCGCTGCTAACGCCGCGCCCCAGTTCTCTTTCATTTCTTGCTCTCGATGGTGTCTTGTTTAGCCTTGGACCCGGCGCTCGAGCCAAAGAAAAAGTTCAGGATTGTTGCAACCACGGTCGCAAGAATGAACCCCAGCACCGTGTCGGCAAAGCGCACGTTGTCAGTTGGAATCTTAACCATCGTGATCAAGAAGATGTAACCCGCAGCGACGATCGACCAGAAGGTCGCCAGCACATAGACGAACGATTTGCTGATGTTGTTGCCGTTGATCAGCGCGGCGATCTGCATCGCGCGGGCGTCAGCGGTGTTCTTGTTCGCCTGCTCGACCATGAACTCTTCGTGCTGCATCGCCCGCTCGCGCAGACGTGTGATGTCCTCAGCGCTCATGTCGGGCTTCAACTCAACGCCCGTCTTCTCTTGGACATAGTCGAGCCCCTTGTCCACGACCGCTTGCGCGACTTTGGGCAGGTTGTTTTGGATCAGCGTAGACACGATCCCGGCAACGATTGGCAGCATTATCGGCTTATCTCCGCTAAGAAAACCATGAGCGCGCCTACTAGGATCATTACGATAGTTATCAGGTAGTTCATTTTGTCGTCGTCACCTGATCGTCGCCTTTTGTGACCGTTACCCGGCCCTCAGTAACATCGACCTTCATCGGCAACTCTTTCCGGTCGAGCTTATCCAGACGTTCAATAAGTGACTTAATCACTTCAAACTCGGGCTTTTCCT